CAGATGGACTGACATGGTTCCGTGCCCTCCGAGGGAACTCTAGGGGGCGAGACGTGCCTTGCCCAGGCGATGTTTCGTGTAATAGGCAGCAATTTCTGGCGCCCATTCCTGAATGCAAGGCCAAAGCAATTGCGAGAACTGCACTATTTCGTGCTGAGCGTCGGCCTTGCCCCTGAGATCCATAAAATGCAGTGCCGATCGCAAGTTGAAGCTGACAACGAAATCCTGCCTGATCGCGTAGGGAATCATGTCTCTGGCGTGCTCCTCGGACATCCCTCGCTCCATTGCATTGCAAAATGCAACAGCAGCCTCGAGCAAAATAAAGCTATCGACCTTGCGCTGGTCCTCGGTGTACTGATAGGACTTGCCTTTGCGATCATGATACTCGCCGGCAGGTCGAAGATAGAATACGTCTTCGATTTTTCGCCTGCCTTCGGCTAGATCGATGATCCTCTTGCCGGTGTACCGTCCCGACTGCACGTCAAAGCTGACGCCCACGCGATGGGTGCGGGCCTGCTGCATCACCGAATGCGGGAACCCGGCCACGGCCAGGCTGATCTGCGGATGCTCTAGGCATCCGTAGTGCCCTCGCTCGCCGGCTAACAGTCGCTTGACCGCAATCTCACCGGACAACCGCTCGCTGGGTGGGTCGAGGCAATCGATCACCGAATCCTCGCTGTAGTCCTGGTGCAATGCCAGCCACACAAGCTGTTGCGGGCTTTCGGTGGCACGGAGCGTTTTAACGCGGAATCGTGAGTCCATTTCAACCACGGCTCGGCTGAACGCTCTTGTCCATGTTGTAGCGGCCAGTCTGCGAGTAATCACGCAGCGGCGCCGACAGCATTAGCTCGAACTTCATCTGTCCGATTTTCATGCCGTGCCACAGCTTCACCGGGTGCAACTGGCGCAGGCAATGCAGTTCCATTGTCAGTCGGCTGCCATACCACCCGGCATCGCAATAGCCGCAAAGCGCGTGACTGATGCCCTCGCGGCCACGGCTTGACTTCAGGACGAACTGGGCACAGATGTCGTTCGGCAGGTTGAAGGTCTCGATCGTCTCGGCCAGGATGAACTGCCCTGGCTGTAGGTAGAAAGGATCCTCCTTGGTGGTGTGCGCAATCGACACCGCTCTGAGCTCGTCGTCGACGGCATCCTCGACCATGATCGTGGGCCCAAGCCGAACATCCAGGCTGGCCGGGTTGATCAAGTTCGGATCGTAATCTTCAACCATTCCATAGATTTGACAATAGCGGGCAATTTCGTGGTCAGGTAAGATCATGAGTCTTTTGATTCCAGCGAATTATGGCATATCGATACCAAGTTCGTCCATGATTTGCGCTGTCATTTCGTAATGTTTCTGTTCGACAGCGCCCGCCTTGTGTCCAGTCGTGGCAAGGGCCAGCTCGACCTCCAGGTGGGCGATCCGCTTGAGAGATTCCATAAGCGTCCTCTCTAGGATGAACACCTGGCGAATCAAGGTGGCGGTCAAGTCCAGCAATTGCTGCGGATCCTTCAATCCGTGTTCCCGAGTCGACCGAACCATGAGCTCGCACTCGAGTTGAACACCTACCGGCAATTCAGGAATCATGGACGACGCCAGCAGCATGCCTCAATCTACTCGACCGTATATCGAGGAACGTATCGAGCACGACGGTTCTGTTTCGTATTGCGTCCACGGGCGCGGAATGATGTTCTGCCACCGAGACCGATGGCAGGCAGACGTGAAATTGCATTACATGCAGTGGTCAGTCAGTAGTCCCAGCGCACCCTAGGGCGCCCCTTTCGTATTCCAAGATGCACAAAGCCCTTGGGGGCACCATAGCCAAGGCTATACGCCCAATTCCTGTCGCACCATTCTTGCACTTTGTAAATGTCTGCACCATCGATATAAAAATCAACAGCTCCAACGCTTGGTGCGTCGTAGAGGTGCTCTGAGCTGCTCGCGCCGCCAACGGCCCGGTTCACGGCCGGGGGCCTGTATCCCGAGGTGATGATGATCGGCTTGCCACCGAACGCAATCCGCACTCGCTCGAGGAACGTAGCCAGCTCGGCGGCCGTGTCCACCTGATGCTGGTGGTCGAATCGCCGAGCCTCCTGCCCGAGCGCGAATTCGCCAAGGGTGATGTGCGGCGTGATCCGTGCGGTGAACGGGCTGCTGGGCGACAGCTTTGCCGGTTGCTGTTGCATCTCCGGGAGCCCCCACAGCCGGCCCTCGGCCTGTCGCCGCCGCAACAGGCCAGCTTCGACGCTGGTGCCGGGGTTGCGATACAACAGCATCGCTGCTGGCACCCCTGCCCAGTCCTTCTCTTTCAGGCGCTTGCTGATCGTCTCAAACCCAGCAGCGCCATAAAACCCGCTGCCGAGGTTGTAAGCGAAGCTGATCAGGGCAGACTGCTTGTCTTCAGACATCGCGTTCCAGAACGGAACAGTCGCCCGGAGCTTCTCGACAATGCGCTCGATCTCAAGATCAAGGAGCTTGCTGGCTTCGATGACGGTGATCTTGTCGCCGCGCTGCACCTTGCGGCCATCGCTGTACCTGGTGGTGCCATAGCCGATGGTCCAGGGATCACCGCCGCTGAGTGGGTCTGGGTAGGCCGATAGATGGCAGCCCTCAAATTCTTTGATAAGTTTTGCTGCAGATTCGTAATTATGCAACTTGCCGCCTTGCTGCCAGGTTTTGTACCAGGCTTGGTCCCTATTCAAAATTGCAGGCGCAACCTTTAATAGTTCCGCTTCCAATTCAGAGATAGCAGCCATTTGATGTGGCGTGCCATGCTTGTAGTACCGAAAAAGTTCGATCAATTTGACCATGGTGACTTAATGCTCATGGGACCACCCAGCAGCCGGCTCTCGCCAGTCTGCAGCTCATCATTCACCGGTTCATGAGTGATGACTGGCTGTGGCTCCGCCGGCTGGGCGGCGTGCCAATCTGCCTCAGCTTGATCGATCTTGGCCGGCAGGGTCAGCTCGAACCACCACCGGCGCCAACCGATCTCTAGCGCTTTTTTGCCTTCAGGAGATTCAGGATTTGAAACATCAATTGAAGAATGCTGTTACTTTTGAGAGGCGACAACGCAATCAGTTCGCTGGCGGCAGCGACACAGACCCAGAAAGCTGGATGGTTCAGAAAATCCACGATTGCTACCGTGTTGTGGTACTTCTATCGTAGCCGGTTGATCTGGTTGCGCTGGCTACATTGAATCCACTGCGGCCCAGCGATGGTTCAACCGGGCGATGAAATAAATTTTTTTGATACAAGGGCTAAAAAGGCTCGGTACAAGCAACATGTCTTAAATTTTTGGAACAATCAGTGCGCTTATTGCAAAGAGCCGCTTGGTCGCTCTGGAACTCTTGATCACATTGTGCCTCGCTCCAAGGGAGGCGAGACGGTTCGATCCAATCTGGTGGCATGCTGCTACTCGTGCAACACCAGAAAAGGATCGCTATCAGAATGGAGGGAATGGTTTAGGGCCCAAGATTTTTGGACCCAAGATGCGGAAGACGCTTTAGACTTATGGCTCAACGGCTAAGTTCTAGCCTTAGAATACGTTGACCCTGGTCGTCTACCCTGTCCTCAAGCGCCGTAATTTGCTTTTCAAATCGAGCCTGGCTTTGCAGTAGGTCGTCCAGCCGTGATGGCACTGTATAAACCAGGTAGCCGATGCCACCCATAGTGGCACCAGCTCCAATCACAATCAATCCAGCTAGCGCTTCCTGCCGAACGGAGCGCCAAAATCCAGGTTGCGCGTCCATGGCAGGCAGCAATGGCAGGAGTCAGTCTACCGACCCTGCCCTCTCAGCTTCTTGCGACCTCGGCGCCGAGGCCGAGATCGCGCTCCCTGCCCAATCGAGGTGGTCTTCGGCGGACCAGCTTGATGCTCGATGCGTGCGGTGCCTTGTTTGCTGCGGACGGCCATGGATTAGTGAAGGTGACTACGGCTCTTTGGGTTTCTCATCCCAAGGAGCCGGTTTGCTGAGAACGCGAGCAACCGCCGGATCATATTTGCCCGGTCGTTGCAGACGCTTCAGGAGGCGATCAAAGTTTTCAGGGCTGAGCTTCATTAGTGGGAATGTCTTCTGCGCCTTGAGGAAATAGTGACCCCCAGGTTTGAGCATCGTTGAGAGGCTTAGGGGGTATTGCTATCAGCGTACTAGGCGCAGAAGTGAGTAGGGCTTCTGGGTCTAGCAAGCCATCAGCACGCACGGTACGCAGTAGCTGCCATCGTCGTAAGTGCAGGTGACATGGGTTGAAGTCACCTTGGCGATGGTCTTGCTGCGGATGATGTCATCATCTTGGGGCTTGGCTGTGCCATCACCAGCGGACATGAGCAGATCACCGCGCTGCACCGTGACGCCTTCGGTAATGCGGATGATCATGTCGCCCGTCATACCAACAAAGAAATCCAGCGGACCATCATCGGAAAATGACGTGGAGACAAACACGCCAGCCACATTAGGGTCGCCTTCAACGTCGCTTACCTTGGTGCGGTTGAGCTGTTCGTTGTCTTCCTCGCCCCACTCACACATCTCGTCCAAGTTGGACATGACGGTGCCCTTAGGGATGCCTGAAGGGTCTTCTTCGTTGGGCAGTTGCGACCAACGGGCGAGGTGGCCGCCTCCATAGGTGACGGTGGTGCCGGAGACAGAAATGGAGCCTTCTTCAACCCCGTCCTGTTGCAACCCAATTAGTCCGCCGTCGTTTGTATTTCTGTTAACAATGCACGGCACACTGCCGTCACGAATAAAGAAATTGCCACTAGTGCCTAAAATTGCCCCTGCTTGGGCAGTTGTAGCCCCAGTCTGGCCAACAAGAAGAAATCCAGTACTTGTAATCCTCATCCGCTCGCTCGGACTAGCCGAGCCATCGCTACAGGTGGAGAACACTAACCTGCCCGGCATGTCGTTAGCGCCGGGGGTGCCGTCTACCCGACAATCGATCTGGGCTGCTGTAATGGGATTTGTCCCATCTGTACCTTCAAACGAAATAGCTCCTACATAATCTCCGTCCGAAACAATTGTGGTAGCTCCTGTTGCAGTTCCCCTACTTTTAAGGAGGGAAATGTATGCGCCATCGGCGTTATTTGCGTTTGCAATGATTGCAATAGCATTATATCCGCCACCCCTTTCAAATGTTGCACCAACATTAGATGCAGCCGCAATACCTGTGACACGCGCAGTAGACGTGCCAACTAACAGGCGTCCCGAGCTATCAATTCGCATCCGCTCAGTATTAGCGGCAT